CCTTCCGCACCACCCCCACCACCCCACCCACCGAAGGGCTATCCCGCCATGTCTCCGTTCATCTCCGACGCTGATCTCGCCCGCACCGAGCTGGGCCGGCGTGTCCGTTCCACGACCACGATCGCCGACCTGTTCGGTGACGCCCTGGACCGGGCCCTGCACCGGGAGACCGCCTACGCGGTGCCGCTCGCCGAGCGCACCACCTGCCCCATCCACCGCGACTGGGTCACCGCCTGCACCGAACTCCACCTCGACTACCCGGCCGCCGCCTGAACCGCCCGACTCGCCCCCACTACGAGAGGAGCCCACTGTGGCCCGCTTCCAGATCGTCACCGACATCGACACCCACACCGAAGGCGACACCACCGACGCCTTCAAGGACCTCGGCCACACCCAGGCCGTCCTCCAGTCCTACAAGGAGGTCGGTAACTGGGTGGAGCTGTCCTTCAGCGGCGGCCTCACGGTCGCCATCCCCGAGGCCCGCATCCAGTACATCGCCGAGACCACCACCTGACCCCCGTGATCCGCCGGGCGTGGTCCACCCCCGCCACGCCCGGCACCACCACACGAGAGGAGCCCGTCATGGGCCTGTTCAACCGCAAGCCTTCCCAGCCAGCCGAGTCGAACATCGACATGGACATCGCCCGCCGCGCCGGCGAGGCCGTGAACCGCGGCGACATCGACGAGGCCGACCGGCTCGTGAACGCGACCGGCGACCCGCAGGCCCACGCTTTCGCCGCGTTCCGATTCATCAACGTCGACTGACCGGCTGCCCGATCCGCCGGTCCTGCACCGGCGGTGAGGGGAGCTGCTCAGCGTTCCGCCACCCCACCCGAGAGGACGCCCCATGGGATCCGCAAGCCGCTGGCCCGACCTCACTGGCAAGACCTGGGCGAACAAGACCGCGCCTCAGATGACCGACGACGAGGTCAACGATGCCCGCGCCACCTTCGCGGCCGTCGGACTTAACAACTACGAAAGCGAATGGCTGCGCCGTCACGGGCTGCCGGAGAACTACGGCGACTGACCGACTGTCCGCGGCACCCGGCCCGCTCGGGTGCCAAGGAGAACCGGCGCAGCCCACCCCCACCGACAACCCCGGAGAACTGCCGTGAGCATCGGCTTCTTGATCGGCCTGACCCGTGCCCGCGTCGCCCTCATCGTCATGGGCCTGGCGTGGCTGTTCGGCCTCCACGCACCCCCCACCATCCGCATCACCATCGCCGCCCTCGTCACCGCCGCGCTCCTCCTCGACGGGCTCATCGACGAACAGCGCATCCGCCACACCGCCGACACCAAGCAGCAGGCCCGCGACACCTACACCCCCACCGCCTGAGAAGGGACTGATCACCCGTGACCGCCACATCCGTCGAGAAGGTCAACGGCGTGCCGCTGGCCCCCGAGCCCCGGTTCGACCCGGTCGCCCTGGCCGAGGCGGAGGCGATCCGGACCCGCGCCGCCGCCGAAGCCGACGCCCTGCGCGCCGAAGCCGAGGGCAAAGCGGAGGCAGAGAAGATTCGCGCCGCCGCCGAAGCCGAGCAGTTGCGGCTGGAGAACGAGAAGCAGCGCATGGCCAACGAACGAGCCGCGCTCCGCTTCCAGCGGGAACAGGCCGAACAACTCGCGAAGATCGCCGAGGCCGAGCGGAAGCGCGAGGAGACCGAGCGTGCCCGCGAGGCCGCCCGACAGCAGCACCAGGAGCAGCAGCAGACCGAGGCCGCCCGCGACAAGGCGGTTGAGGAATCCAGCAAGCGGTGGCGCCGCGTCGCGCAGGGCTTCTACATCCTGTGCGCTGCGGTCGCCCTCCCCGTCCAGATGAACGCCTTCTACGACGAGAACGCCAAGTACCTGGTCGTCGCCCCCGTGTTCATCGAGCTGATCGCGCTGGTCGCTCTGGTCGGTGCCGCCGCCGCGGTCACTGCCGGACGCCCCCACTGGCATTACCGGCTCGTCGCCTGGCTCGGCGCGCTGACCGCTGCCACGATCAACATCGTTCACGGCCTCGCCGAGTACGACCCGGCGACCGCGTTCGGTACCGCGCTCGCCTCGATCGCCGGCCCCGGCATGTGGGATCTCCACGAGCACGGCCGGATCCGCAAGCGCGACGGCAAGCCGTCGTGGCGCGAGCGGCGCGCGCAGCGGAAGAAGGAGCGTGCGGAAGCCGCGGCGAAGGCTGCGGACGAGAAGAAGCGGGCCGCCGAAAAGGCCGCCGCGGAGAAGGCCGCCGAGGAGGAGCGTCAGCGCCTCGCCGAGGAGCGTCAGCGGGAGTTCCCGAAGGTGTGGGCGGAGGCCGTCAAGATCGCTGCCGCAGTCGGGAAGCGGCCCGATGATCCGACTGTATGGGCGCAGGCCTACCGCAACATCGAAGGCACCGAACCGGGTGAGTCGATCGAGTCCATCACCGCCCGCCGCGCCGCCGAGAAGCGCGTCCAGGCAGCCCTCACCGGCACCCCCGTCAGCACCCTCAGCAAGACCACGAACGCGCAGCGTGCGATCCAAATGAACGGCTCGTCGCGCCGGTCTTCGTACAAGCCGGTTCCGCCGCGTCGCACGCCCGGCGACACGGCCCCTTACCACCCTCTCGCGAGGCGCGCGAATGGCGAGACGAAGCGCCGCCTGAACGCCGCCAAGCAGGCCACCGAGAAGAAGGACTGACACCAGTCATGGCTACTCCGCTGAGCGATGAGCGCCCGCCGCTCGCCCTCGTCAAGAACCCGCCTCAGCCGCCGGTCGAGGACGCCGTCATCGTGCACCGTCCCGACACCGGCCGGCCCGCCTGGATCGAGTCCGCCCGCACCCTCGCCGAGCGCACCGCCCGCGTCGCCAACAGTGCCCGCCTGCCCCACACGATGCGCGGCTACCGCAAGCTCGGCCGCCGCTGGCTCGACAAGCACCGCGACCACTACCCGCAGCTGATCGCCTCCGCCGACGCCGCCATCCGCGACGCCGCCGGCGACGTCGCTCAGGAAGCCAGGGTGAAGGCACTCCGTGACCAGTACCGCGAGGAGTACCGGCGGCACCGGCTCATCCACAGCGCGAAGACCGCCGGCTGGACCTCGGCCGCGGGCGTCGGCGGCGCCTTCGGTGTCGTCACCGGCAGCCTGTGGATCGACCTGCTCGCCGCCCTCGTCGCATACGGGTACGGCGCCTACCACGGCACCGACCGCACCCCCACAGACGAGGGCCAGCCCATCCCCGGCCTGCCCGCCGCCGAGACCACCGCCAGCGGGGCCGTCACCGTCGACCAGCTGCCCGAAGGCGCCGAGCCGTTCCCCCTCGCCCGCGCCGAGACCCCCGAGCAGGCCGCCACGTGCGTCCTCCTCGCCGCCCGCGCCGAGAACCTGCCCATCATCGAAGTGTCCGACATGGCGCGGCAGCCGTGGGGCTGGCAGTGCACCGTCCGCGTCTCCGAAGGCACACCCGAAGCGATCATCGACAAGGCCGGCGGTCTCGAAACCCGCTTCGACCTGCCCACCAACGGCGTCCGGCCCCAGCCGCTCAAGGCGCGCCGCGCCTGCGCCGTGCTCCGCCTCGTCGACGGCGACCCGTTCGCCACCGCCCCCGGCCTCCCGTACCGCGCCCCCAAGTCCCTGTCGATCACCGACGCCTTCCGTGTCGGAACGTCCGTCGGCGGCGACCCGCTCGAACTGTCCCTGGCCGGCGTCATGGGCCTCATCGTCGCCGCGTCCGGCGGCGGCAAGACCGGCATCCTCCAGGCCCTCGCCGAGGGCGTCACCGCCTGCCGCGACAACATCACCATCGACCTCGACCCGTTCGGCGACGGACTCGAAGACCTCGGCGACGCCGTCCGGATCACCGCCCGGTCCAACGAGCAGATCGAAGCCGTCCTCCTGTTCTTCCTGGTCATGGCCAAGGGGCGGGCGCGGCTGCGAGCCAAGCTCGGCATGGGGAAGAAGTGGCGGCCCACCCCCGAACACCCCGCCGTCACGATCTTCTTCGACGAGCTGCCCAAGGCCAGCACCCTCGCCAAGCGCCTCTACAACGACCTGCTCCTCGTCGGCCGCAAGGAACTGATCACGGTCCTGGCCGCCTCACAGGGAGGCCAGGCCGCCTACCTCGGGGCAAACATCGCCCAAATGGTCGCCCTCAAAGCCGTAGGCCCCTGCAAGGTCGAAGACGCCCGGTCCGTGTTCGGTGACGGCTCCGTCCGCGAGGGCTACCTGCCTCACAAGCTGTCCCCGGCCACCCAGACCGACCCCAAGGACGCCGGCCACATCTTCATCCAGGGCGTGCCCGGCAAAGCCGACGAGCCGATCGAGTACGCCATCCACGAGACGCAGCCCGACATCCTTCGGAAGGTCGCGCAGGAGCGGCTGGAGGCCGGGCTGCTCGACCCCGACCAGGACAGCCTCGACGCCATGAGCGGCGTGGACCTGCCCGAGTACTGCGAACCCGAGTACGACAAGGAAGGCGACATCAAGAAGCCCGCCCCGGTCAGGCTCCTCACCTGGGAGCAGCTGCTCCGACTGTGCGACGCGCAGCCGGCCGCGGGCCGGGAGCTGGCGGACGGCCCGGAGCGGGCCGCGGTCGAGGACGCGGTGGCCGTGATGGAGAAGGCCGGCGTCGACAGGATGAAGACCGAGACGCTGCTTGCCGCGCTGCGTGACTTCGACGCGGACGCCTACGGGGATCTGGACGTCGCGGACTTCAAGGCGTTGATGAAGAAGGCGGGCGCCGGGAGCCCTGTGACGCTCGGCCAGATCGGTGACGAGCTCAACCCGCGCGGCTTCAAGCGTGATCGACTGCGCAACCTGCTGTGACCGTTACGCGAAGAATGCACCCCTGATCAGGGCCTGCTCAGCCCTGATCAGGCAGCAAACCCGCAGGTCACAGCTGCTCAAGCCGTTGCTCACCACCTGCTCAGCAACTGCTCTGAGCAGTCCCTGATCAGACCCCTGAGCAGCCCTGACCTGCACTTTCACCCACTGAGCAGCACTGATCAGGCAGAACAAACCACCACAAACCCGAAAAGGAGACCACCTCATGTCCAAGACCTGGGAGCCCACCAAGAAGGGCGCTCGCGACCTCAACAACTGGCTCAGCAGCGGCAAGACCGTCTACACCCTCCGCAAGATCGCCCGCAACGTCGCCCCCTACGAGGACCCGTACCTGTACAGCGCCCACACCTTCGACTGGCGGTCCCCGATCACCGGCCACTGGATGACCGGCCACCTCTCCGCCGCCGGTCTCCTCGCCCAGGAGGGCACCGTCTACGAGCAGCCCCCGGCTGGCGTGCGCAACATCGCAGACCCGGCCCCGCAGGTCGCCGGCCCGCTCCCCGCCGGCTACGTCGGCCACCTCGACGAGGCAGAGATCCGCGGCCTGGAGAAGCGCGTCCGCGACAGCTCCGACCCGAAGAGGCGGCGCCTCTTCGGCCGCTGATCCTGCCGGGGCGCCCCTCGAAGGCCTGGAAGCGACCAGGGGCGCCGCGCCACCCACTCCACGTCACCGCAGAAGGGCAACGCCTACATGACCACGACGATCGCGCCCGCGGCAAGTCCGCCCCGGCCGCTCTCCTTCGACGACCGGCTTGCTCTCGCCGCTCTCGCCGTCGACGCCCGCACCAGCACCGTGCAGCTGGACCTGGCCGACGTTATCCGTGTCCCCGCCGACACCCCGCAGCCGGCCGCGCCCAGCCCGTACCCCAGCCCTATCGCCGACCTCCTCCACCGGGCCCGCATCCGCCTCGAGACCGTTGGCTGGTGCCGCGACGCACTGCACGACGAGTCGGGCGCCGTCTGCCCGATCCGCGCCATCCGTCTCGAAGCCCGCGGGAACCGTCACCTCGCCGATGACGCCTGCACCGTCCTCCTCGCCGCGATCCAGCGGGACTTCCCAACGGCGGAGACCATCCCGTCCTGGAACGCGCAGCAGTCCAGCCCCGCGCCTGTCCTCCTCGCTTTCGACAACGCCGCACGACACGCCGCCAACCACAACCAGTAAGGAGAGATCCTTGGGATACAGCATCAGCCACGGAGTCAGCAGCACACGCTCCGCGCTCACCATCTCCAACCTGGGCCAGCACCTCGCCCACACCCTCACCGGCAGCGAATGGCGGGAGCTCAGCTTCCTGTTCGACGGCCGCCTCTCCGACGTCGTCCGCGTCCCGCCTCGCCAGGCCGGTCGCATCGGTGACCTGGTGGAGAAGGCAGCCGGCAGCCGGTCCATGAACCCTGAGTGGGGCGGACTCGCCGCCACGCTCGCCGAAGCCGCCCACCGCGCATCCCGCGCCGGACAGGACTGGAGCTGGACGTGAACCAGCAGGACGCACGCGAAGCTGCAATAGAGGCGCTCATCGCATCCGACCAGGCCAGCCGGGCCGGGCGGCACACGGACCCCGCCCACCAGCGAGTCCAATCCGCGCTCGACGCGGCGCAGGCCGCCGGCTGCAACCTCGGGAACATCCACGCCGAAGCCGACCGCCGCTTCGGGCAATGGCTCATCGACAACGCCGGACGCTAAGGGGAACCGCATGCCGTGGACAGGCGCCATGCCCACAGCGCTGCTCAACGACGAGCAGGTCAGGCCCTCCGAGTACCGCAAGTGGAAGCACGCCCACCAGCAGTTCGCGCGCGGTAAGGACCGCGCCACGGTCGACGCCTACAAAGCGGCAATCAGCGCCAATGGTGGTCGGCTGACCACTCCGATCCGGCTGTCCGTCGACGACCGCACCCACGAGGTCGCCATCGCCGACGGACACCACCGAGCCATCGCAGTCATCGAACTCGGCCTCACCGAATTCCACTTCACCTGGGGGTGGCGCCGCGCCTGGACCGTCACCCACGAACGCGCGCCATTCCCCGACGGCATCCTCACCTGACCCGCCAACACACCCCGCCCCGAGTAGGAGAACCCCATGTCCAAGCCCACCAGCGCCGAGATGGCCGAGTACGTTCAGGAGAACCAGGCTCTCGCCGCGTTCCGCCGCGCGCAGGCCGACCTGTACGAGCACACCGCCAAGGAAGCCGCCGCCAGCATCACCGACGAGACCCCCGAGTACCTGCGGCTCAACCAGGCCGTCATCGACGCCGGGAGGCAGCTGCCCGAGGATTTGCAGCACCTCAACGACAGCATCTGACCAGCCGCACGCGAAGGGCCCGGACCATCACCGGTCCGGGCCCAAGCCGTGTGCGGAGGAGTCGGGCTACGGCCGCCACTCCTCGCGGTAGCCGGGCCGGTCCGCGTAGGGCAGGGCGAACAGGCGGAGTCGACGCGCGACGCGTTTATCTCGGCCGCAGTCGCAGGGCCCGCCACGGCGGGTGTCGTCACAGGTCTCGCCGCCGTCGCGTTCGTCGGTGGCTGCGGCGCAGGTGTACCAGCAGTCGTCTACGACCTCGTGTTGTTCGGCGGAGAGGTCCGCGAGCAGTTGCCGCTTGGCGTCGATCTCGCGCAGCACCCGCGCCGGTTCCCACACCGAACGCCGCCACTCAGGCGGCTGCACCACGTCCTCCACCCACTCCCCGCCGATCCAGCGTCGCGTAGTCGTGGCCCGCTTCAGTGCGTCCTGCGCTACCCGCTCGTCCTCGTCGAGTTGGGCGCGCAGCCACTCCACCAGGTCATCCATCCTGCGCCTCCTGGGTCGTGATGGCCTGCCGCTCGCGGAGTTCGTCTATTAGTGACGGGTTGACGATCCTGATGATGGCCTCAATGTCTCGGTCGTCTGCGGCAGCCCATAGGACGTCCCGGGCGGCCCGGTACTTCGCGGCGAGGCGTGCCCGCTTCTCCTCGGGAAGTTTCGCTGCCCGATCGGGGTGACTGTTGTGCGCGTTGTCGGCGATCTTCACGAGGGTGGCGTCACTACTGTGGATGATTTTTCGGATCTTCTCCTCGTAGGGCACGCCGGGCTGGTTGGTGACCGCCTCGACAGTGGCGACCACCGAGCTGGGGATGCCAGCCTCGCGCAACTGGTCGGGGGTCCAATCGGTGTCCTCGATGATGTCGTGCAAGAGCCCGGCCATGACCAGCTTGTCGCTGAACGGTGCCAACCCGGCGGCGACCGCGCGGACGTGCTCGATATACGGTACGCCGATCTTGTCGACCTGCCCCGCGTGGGCTTCGGCGGCTAGGGCGTCGACTTCTTCGACCGTCCTCACGCCCGCTCCTCCTCGGCCTGCCGTGCGTCGCGTGCCGCTACGACGACACTACGGTCGGGTCGCTCGGGGAGTTCGGCTCCGGGTTCGCGGATGTACCAGTCGATGAGTTGCGCTACGACCTTTCCTCGCGAGGTTCCCCCGAGCTTGGCCGCGCGACCGAACTCCATCCACCGCTGAGTCGCGACACGCACCTGGCGAGGCTTGGGGTATGGACTCCGGTACTCGTGCTTAGCGTCGCCACGCTGGCGGGTCGTGGAGTGCGAGACGTTGTGCACCGGCTTTTCGGTGATGATGGCCGACCTCTCCGCCGCCTCTGCAGTAGGCCGATCGGTGAACCACTCGATCGATCGCTGGGCGACCAGGGGCCACCATGTCTTCTCACGGGCATGCACCCGCATTCGACTCTCTGGATCGACAGCTATGCCGATGTAGAGAAGTCGGTCGTCGATGTCGTACAGGCGATACAGAGCCGTGCGGGCGGCGGCGGTCGTCACACGCCCTCCTCGGTGGCGGCCTGTTTGGTGGCCCGCTCTTTGTCGATGCGGTCGGCGATCTTTCGCGCCCACTCGCGGCTGTAGGGGGTGTGCTTGGCGATGGTCATGAGTGGGACGCCAGCGGTTCGAGCGTCGGCGATCAGCTCTTCCAGGGTGGCACGTGCCTTCTCGTGAGCGGCTGTTGCGCGGTCGAGCTTTCGCAGCCAGGCGGCTTCGGTCTGCGGGTCGGGGCGTGGCGTCATGTCCCAGATGGTCTCACGCGCGCCTGCCAAGTCGGTGGGCAGGCGGCTGCCAAGTGAGTGGGCACCGATTGCGGGATTCTTCATGCCAACTATGTTGCACTTCATCGAGTGGTCGTGTCACTATCGAAGCGCCAAGAAAGTTGGCAGTATTGCTGAGGGGGACCTGCATGATCCACTCGAACCGTACCCGCCGCGCCACGCTGAAGGCCCGGACCCGCACCAGCCGCGCCGCCGCGAAGATCCGCCGAAACGGCACCGGCACCCTGGCCGCCCACTGCATCGCCGCCGGCCTCGCCCCCAAGGAGGCCCGCACCGTCGCCAGCAGCCTCCGCAAGAACGCGTCGAAGGCCGCCGTCACCGGTGTTGCGGGCATCAGCTACATCAAGGGCCGCGCCCGCCACTGCACCCGCTACACCCCGGCCGAGGTCGCCGCGATCGCCGTCATCTACCGGCCCCGCAAGCCCGCCTACCGCACCGCCGCCGCCCGCCTCGCCCTCGCCGCATAGGAGTCCGCCATGGACCTGGAGCAGGAACTCGCCCACACGCGGGCGAGGATCAGGAACCTCCGCATCGACATGAGCCGCCTCGGCTACCCGGGATGGCCGTGGGAGAGCCGCTACAACACCGAGGCCGCGCTCGCCCGCATGGAGCGCCGGGAGGCGGAACTCCTCGACCTCATCCACGCCGACGACCAGCGGACCGAGAGGCTGATGGACGTGGCCCTGCGCTCCGGTGACCCGATCACGCTCGCGGTGGCCTACGTCGCGGCGGGCGTAGCCGCCGGCGACGCCCAAATCCTCACCAACACTTTCTCCGCTTGAGAGGACATCCCTTGGGTCAAAACCGCAACGACACCAGCGCACAGAGGGCCGCTAAGCGTCGACGTGCTGAGCGGACGGCGTGTCCTGCCTGCGGACGCAAAGGTGCACTGCGAACCGGTCGTGACAGCTGGGACGAGCCTGACGGCACCACAGTGCATGTGACCGTCACAGAGTGCCGCTGGCGCGAACGCGCAATGTGTGACTACCGCCACGTCACCGAGGTCCGCTCGCCGCCCACTGCTTGACCCTCGCCCTACGCTCAACCCACCGCCATCGAGAGGCGCGTCACATGACCGACTACCCGTACCTGCCCGCCGAGTGCCGCAAGGGTCACTGCGACCACGAACCCGCCCGATGCCTGCGGTACCGCTCCCGCCGCTGTCTGTCCGGTGAGTGCACTCACGCCCGTCAGAACCTCTTCTGCGCCGTGAACTACCCGGCCTCTACCAGCCACAGTGGCAAGACTGCCTGATGCGCACCCCGAACCCGATGGGCTGCCGGTGGTGCGGCATCGACCAGCGCGGCCACGCCCAGCAGTACAAGGCACCCGTCGGCTGGCACCAATGGGGTCAGCCCACCCAGCAGCAGATCAAGGACCGCATGCTCGCCCGACGAGTACAAAGGAGCAAACGGTGACTGGCCGCCCCGCCCTGCCGTCCCGCTTCACCGCGACGCCCACGGAGATCGACGCCTACCTCCGCAGCATCCTCGCCGAAGACACCTACCTCCGCTTCCAGCAGGCCATCGGTGACCACGCCATCGCGCAGACCATCGAGGACGCGGACGCGGTACGCACGGCAGCCGACAACGAGGGCCTCCACAACAGCGACTGGCGGGAGGGATGGGACGACCTCCGCGACCGCATCGACCCCGACGGCAACGACCCGTACCCGACGGTCCTCGTCGAGTTCCCTAACACCTGAATCGCACCCGCCGCGCCCGACGGCCGGCGGTGCGTGGGGAGGAGAAGCGCCATGGTGACCCCAACCGAGACAGCCGAAGATCCGCCGCTGTCCGAGCGTGTCCCCGCGCCCGGCCGGTGGGAGGAAACCCCCGCCGAAGCCGCCCGCTGGGACCGACGGTGGTTCGACCGAGACGAGGACTGACCCGTGACTAGTGACGCGCTCGTCCAGCGGATGACCGGCAACCAGCTCCGCATGGCCGAGGAAGACCTGAAGCGAGATGCCGCCCGCCTCGCTCAAGACGCCCAGCGATACGCCGACGCTCTACTCGCCAACCAGCCACCCACCCCCGGCGCGGCGCGGCGACTCGCAGAGGAGGCCGCCAACCTCGCCCGCCTAGAAGCCCGCATCGACGGCATGCGCTCCATCGCCGACCTCCACCGAGACGAGGACTGACCGTGCCGATCACCCCGACGTACCAGGTGAAGTGCGACGTCTGCTGGGGCGTCATGGATGGCGAGTACGCCACCCGCGAGGAAGTCGAGGACGCCCGGAAGGAACTGGGCTGGGTGGACCTGTACGGCGGCACCGCCTGCCCCATCCACAACACCCGCCAACCCGCCGAGGAACCCCAGCCGTGACCCGCCGCCTGTCCCCGACCGCAGCCCGCGCGACCATCGAAGCAGCCGAACTCGTCAAAGCGCCCGACTGGCCGGACACCCGCCGCTGGCACGTTATCTCCGGTCACAGCGTCCTCGTCGTCATCGAACCCTCCTACCGGGCCGGACGGCGAGAAGGCTGGCGGCCCCGACTCCCCGACAGTGCCCTCTACGCCAGCCCACCCCAACCCACCCGCGAGAAAGCCGCCGTCGCCGGACTCGCCGCATGGGAACGATGGGCCGTCAACCCTGAGAAGTGAGGACCGACCATGGCCATCTCCGCAGAAGACAAGATCATCCACTACCTGAAGGACAAGATCGGGCTCGCCCGCGCTGACGAACTCGTAGCCGAACTGAAGGAGCAGCAGAAGCACCGCCAGCAGGAGCGCCTGGTAGGGGACATTTACAGCGCGTTGCATGCGTTCCAGCAGGCCGCTGACTGGCCGCAGCTTCGCCTCGCTCAGATGCGGCAGCACCTCGCCGAACACATTGCACGCGAGCTGATGCCCGGCCCTACGACCGCCGACCGCGCCACCGAGACGTGAGGATTCCGACCGTGCGGAAGTATCACAAGGCTGGGGACATGGTCCGCATCCTGGAGGGCCCGGAAAAGGGGCAGACGCTGCCCGTGTCGTCGGTCCGTATGTTCGCCACGGACAACGGCTATTACCTCAAGGGCGGCAGCGGCCTCTACTCGCCCAAGCAGGTCGAACTGGCCGCTGGCCGCACCGCCGGTAACCCGTGCGGAGCGCCATGCGAGGACCGTAAGCACGACCTCATCGACACCTGCGACCACTGCTGCGGCGTGTGCTACTGCATCCTGCGCCGTGAGATGGCCGCCGACCGCGCCGACGAGAAGTGAGGACACCGACCGTGAACTTCCTGATCCACCAGACCATCACGAACGGGAACCGTCTGCCGGACGGACCGCACTTCGTGCACTGCTACATCTACGAGGGCCACCACTGCTCCTGCGGCGGCAACTACCAGGGCGACCAGCCGGGCCCGGAGCTGGACGTCGCCGCCACCGTGGCCGCGGCCGAACGTGCCGCCGAGGAGTGAGAACACCATCATGGCCATATACCAGGTCGACGGGACCACGCGGAGTCACCCTGGCTCCGACGACTGGGAGCCCATCCTCACGGCCGAGGACCCCGTCGAAGCTACCCGTGCCGTCCACGAATCCGAAGGCACCTTCTGGCGGCGACTGTCCGAGAACGGCCAGATCGTCCTCGACCGTGTCTGACCACCCACCCCGAGGGCCTGCACCAGACGGTGCAGGCCCTCACGCGTGCCCGGGGTCAGTCGATGTAGGAGCCGTCGGCCCGGTACTGGTGCCGGCTCTTCAGGTGCTTGCACTGCGGGCAGTGTCTGATCACCCCGCGCTTCACTGCCCAGCTCATGCCGGCCGTGCACAGGTGCAGGAACCCGAGCGTCCAGTCCTGTGCCATGCGCACGATCCCCGGCTGCGTACACGTCCGGCAGTCCCTGCACCCACTCGCCATCACGGCCCCCTTCCACGGCGCTCCACCCCCGGAACGCAAGTCCACGCACTCTAGACGCCGCACGAGGCGCAGCGGGCACACTTCGATCAGGAACCAGAGCGGAAGGAGGTGAACCATGCCGGGACGCAGGACCACCGGGTTCAAGTCCAAGGCGCAGTGGCGCCTGTTCTGGGCCAACCCCAAACTGCGGCGCTACGCCCGCGAGAAAGCCCACGCCACGAAGGGCGGACCCGTGACCCGCTACCGTCGACTCCCCGCGCGGAAGGGGACCCGCCGCCGCTAGGCAGCGGCCAGCCCGCGCGAGCCCCCGCCCTCCTCACGGTCTACCTCGTCCTGCCCTTCATCCGAGCCGGCCTCCGGGGCGTCGTCGGCGTCAGTCTCGTCGTTCGACTCGTCCGGCAGCCGCCCGCCCGTGTTGTACGGGTCGCCGGCCGGGACTGCCGACTGCTTGTCCTCGCGGATCCGCTGTACCTCCGCCTTGACCTCGTTGTCGTCCCAGGACGGCTCCCGCATCCGCACCTTCATGAACGTCGAGATCGCTCCTGCCGCGTCTAGCAGGGACAGAGTGCGGGCAGTGGCCTCCGGATCCGGCTGCACGGCCGGGGACCATGTCGCCGTGAGCTCCGCGGCCGGGTCGACGCCCTTCGCCCCGCAGTGCTTGACGTCGACCAGCATCATCGTCGTCAGGTGGTCCAGCAGCGCAGGACGCTGATAGAGGATCTTCGTACCGCGGGTGGTCAGCGACTCTTCCTTGCGGGCAGCGACCTCCGTTGCGGTCACCGCAACACTGCCCTCTTCGCCGAAGGACTGAGCCGAATAGCCGGCGCTGCTCAGGATCTGGCGGCGCAACGCCTTGCACGTCGCCTCGTGTTCCTCGACCCGGATTCTGAACTGCAGCTCGGTGATCGAGTCCTTCATGTGCTCGTCGCCCAGCAGGTTCAGGGAGACGAGAAGTTCCCGGTCCAGGTCGAAGGTGCCGCCCGTGCCCGGCCCGTCCGTCTCCAGCATCGACTGCGGCACCAGAACCTTGGCCTTGCCCAGTCGCAGGTCACGCATCCAACTGGTCCACGCCTCGTCGAGGGCGTCCATCATCGGCTCGATGCCGGCGAAGTCGGAGCGGCCCAGGGGTGCCGTGTGCGGCACGCCGTCCCATATCCGGTTGGGCAGCACGTTCGGCAGGTGCGTGATCAGCAGCCGGTCGACCCCGGTCGTCTGCCGCCCCAGTGCGTCAGTGCGCTTGGCCAGGTCTTCCGTGTCGGGGTGATCCGGCAGCTCCTTGCGCATCCCGATCGTGTCCCGGCCGCCCAGGTATACGCCGTACTCGATCGTGCCGGGGGTGTGGTACTCCAGCAGCCGCCACACCTCACCGCTGTCCTTGAGCGGCTCCAGTTCCCGCCACACGGTCGCCGCCGCGAGCATGCCCCACCGCCACTCCGGGACCACCGCAGCCGCTGGCAGGACGTCCGTCCACGGCCTGGGACGCAGCGTCCTGTCCCACACGACACGCAGGTAGACGTTGGACAGGCCGGACGTCATCTCGGATGCTTCGCGCATCTTGGCGTGGCCGCGGTCATCGAGGTAGCGGCCGATCTGCGCCTGCGTCGACGCCGCCGTCGCCGCGTCGGTGGAGTCGAGGTCGACGGTGACCTGGGGCACGTCCGACCACAGCAGGTTCGCGGACATCTCGGCGATGTCCGCTGCGATCGGCACATGGAGCTTCGCCGCGGTCTGACCGGGTGCCGGGTCCTGACCCCAGAACGTGCGCAGCTCGCCGTTCACGATGCGCCGCCGGTCGACGTCGAAAAAATCGCGGGCGGTCCCGTTGCGCGTATAGGCGGCCACCCCGCCGTACACCGCAGCCAAATGGTTGGGGTCACCGGAGTACCAGGCCTGCCACACATCCATGTCAGCGAGGGGGATGTCCAGGTGCGGGGGAGGCCACGGCGTGTTCCCAGACGGAGGCAGCGGCATGACGGTGTCCTTCCTTCTATGCGGCGAGGGCGAGCTGGCGCTGCCACAGGGCACGGGTGGTAAAGATCGCGTAGCGGAGGGCGTCGACGCCGTGGTCGGCTACCTTGATCGGGCGTTCCTCGCCGCGGAGGGCGGCCTTGTCGTCCCAGCTGTAGCCGCCGATCTCCGTGATCAGCGCCTTGCAGGACTCGTGCACCAGGAGCTTGTTCGCGGCAAGCAGGGAGCTGACGACGCGGATGCCGTCCATGACGTCGTTCTTCGCCGGGGTCGGGGTGAGCTTGTCTCGCTTGAGCTGGGTGACGAAGCTCGCGGCGGAAGGGTCGACGGTGACGAACGATGGACGGATCGACCCGATGCCCGGCACGTCCTGCAGCCAGGCACGAAGCCGCTGCGAGTACTCGGCGTCGGTCAACTGCCGGCGCACCTGCCGCGAGTCGTACCGCCACTCCGCTGCCGCGTACAGCCGTCGATCCCGGCCGAGCCCCAGCAGCACGGCATGGAAGGGATTCTTGGTGCCGTAGTCCACACCCAGGCTGATCCACTTGTGGATGCCTTCGCGGGGCAGGCTGGTGACGATGTGACGCTGACGGTCCCACGAGTCGTAGATCGCGCCTTCCGCGGCCACCCACTCGCCCAGGATGAAGCGGCGGTAGAAGAGGCCCTCGTGAGAGGACTTCATGTCGGCGACGTAGTCGGGGTCGAGGAACGGGTTGTCGTCGATGGTGAAGGAGAACCGCGAGATCGGCTTCTTCCCGACCTGGGACAGCCAGTCCCGCATGAACCAGTGCGCCGGATTGTCCGGGTTCGTGGTGCACAGGAGTTGGGCGCCGCGCACGCTCATTCGGCCGTACAGCTGCTCGAAGAACACCTGGGGCACGAGTGTGACTTCGTCGACGTAGGCCCCGCACACGGTCATGCCCCGGATTTTCGGTTCCGACTTGGCGTCGTTGGCGCCGATGACGTGAACGACTCTGCCGAGGATGATCGCGGTGGGCGCGCCGGGCGTGTAGTGGATCAGTGAGGCGATCGGCCCGAACAGGGCCGGGTCCTGCATGGGCAGGAAAAGGTTGCGGTGGATGGTCTGCGCCGTCTTCCCGATCATGACGAGTTCGCCCGTCGTCGGCGCATTCGCTATGAAGATCAGCCACTTCAGCAGGGACGCGATGGTCTTGCCGGAGCGGATCGCCCCCTCCCAGCAGGAAATCTTGGTCGTCGACTCGGCGACAGACCTGATCTGTTTCCGGGACAGGGGCAGGGTGTCGAGCACGGCTATGCCTCGTCGCCCTCGGTCTCGTCCTGCTGCCGCGAGAACGCGGTCAGTGCCTCGCCCAGCGACCCCAGCATGCTCTTCGCCGCGTCCAGGCCCGACGACTCCTCCGCCGGCACCAGCTTCATCACCTTGTCCACCGCGATCGCCGCGGTCGTCACCAGCTTCTGCCGCTCGGCGATCGGCGCCTCGGCAAAGGTGTGCTCGTTGTAGTCGTTGTCCTTGCCGCCGAAGCTGTAGACGGTGGTCTCCTGGTGCACTCGCTTCAGTGAGTCCTCGGCGATGTCCATGAACCGTTCGGCGATCAGCGACTTCCGCTCGTCGAGGTCGGCTTTGCGGGCTTCCGCCGCGGCCCGGATCTTCGTCCGGTCGAACGTCAACCCCAGATGTTCGGCGGTGCGGGACACGCAGGACGAGTTGATGCCCATCTCCTGGGCGATGGCGTTCCTGCCGAGCCCGCGGGCGTGCAGCTCGCGCAGCTCGTCCCAGCGGTCTTCGGACATGACCCCTCTCGGCATCAGGGCCTCCTATTGGTGCGGGCGCGTCGGCGCAGCAGGGTGGGCAGGGGCGTTCCCGTGAGCGGCCACTGCGGCGACCACGGGATCAGCTGGCAGCGGCAGTGTGGGTGGCGCGGCGGCCCGGACACGGGGCTGGTGAACACGGTGCGCTGCGGGTCGAGGGAGAGCCCGCCGGGGAACAGGCCACCGGGGCGGACGTAGTGGCCGGCGTAGGCGCGGCACGCGGGGCAGGCATCGGCTTCGGCGACCCACAGCATGCGGACGCCGGGTTGGAGGGCGCGTGCGACCAGCCGGGCGCCGTGGGCGGCGGCGCTGGTGACGGCGACTGCGGTGCCCGCGGTGATGCGGCCGATGGCTCGCCGGGCGCGCTGGAAGACGGCGTTGAGGCCCGCCATGCCCATGGCGGTCAGGCCGGCCGCGGTGAGGAGCGCGAGGGCGCCGGCGTGTTCCTGTTCGACGGCGGCGGGGATGGCGTCGCATGCCTGCTGGGCGTCGGGGCCGATGGTGGGCGGGATGGGCGGGGTGGGTTGTCCGCTCATTGTGGTGGAGATGGCGGATGCCTGCCGTATGCCGGTGCGGGCGGCGGCGGTTGCGGCGCGTTCGGCGTCGTGGCGGGCTTGCTGGCCGCGGTTTCGGAAGGCGTCGGCGAGGAGTTGGCGGACGTAGTCGATGAGGTCGCGTAGTGCGCTGCCGGCAGGGGTGTTGCGGCCGGGGCCGGATGCGGTGACCCAGCGGGTGAGGGCTGCGGCCTGGGCTTGGGTGAGGGCTTGGGCGAGGGGCTGGCTGGTGGTGGAGGTGGCGCGGCGTTCGAGGTCGCGGATGGCGTCGGGGTGTTGCTGGGCTGTGTTTGCGACTGTCTGACTGTCCACCACCCCACCCCTCCCACTCCTGTGAATCTAAGGAAATCTTGCCTTCTAGCCTTTGATTGTGCAGCATTGGAGCAGGTTCAGGGTTAACATCTGGGCTAACGCGAGGCGATCAAGGCATCGCCGGACCGCGCAGGCCGCCCAAGGAGGCACCGATGTCGACCCCCGCCCAGCCCGGAAGCACGCCCGCGGACCCGAGCAGCC